CAAATTACTTTTACGACAATCAAATACGCAGATTTTTAATTCAGTTTGCTAGAATTTTTAGTGACTGGCAAGTTACTAAAGGTAAAGATCCTGCAGGTAATGATATCATTGTTCGTGTGCCTATTCAATACGGAGACTCTAGCCGTCAAGCCGCTGTAATACAAGCAAATAATAGCCCTAGCAGTATGCCTAGCGCACCCCTAATTACATACTATGTAACTGGACTAGAGTACGACCAAAGACGTACACAGGATCCCACATTCGTTGATAAAATGACTGTTCGCCGCAGAGCATTTAATCAGGATACACAAACATTTGAGAATGTACAGGGTGATGCGTTCACAGTTGAACGACTAATGCCTGTTCCATATACATTGCGTATCAATGTAGATTTTTGGACAACAAACTATCAACAAAAACTAGAATTAATTGAACAACTTGGTATATTATTCAATCCAAGTATGGAGATTCAAAGTACAGATAACTTCATTGACTGGACTTCATTGTCAGTTGTATATCAAGATGGACTGACATTCAGTAGCAGACAAATTCCAATGGGTTCAGGTAATCCAATTGACATTATGAGTTGGAAATTCTATATGCCTATATGGATTAGTGCAAGTGCTAAAGCTAAGAAAATGGGTGTTATTCATAAAATCATCGCAAGTATCTTTAAGGGAAATGCATTGACTGATATGCAAGATGACCATTTGTTGTTGGGAACAAGACAGAAAATCACACCCTATGGATATAAAATATTCTTAATCAACAATACACTACAAATTTTACCTGATGGTCAACCGTTTACTCCATCAAACGATGATATCAATTTCCCCGAAGAGAATCCAAACACTGATATTAAGTGGAGTGCGTTCTTAAACATATATGGCAAAGTACAGTCAGGTATCAGTCAGATTTGGTTACAACATCCATATATGAATACTGATATTGTAGGTACTATTACTCTTAATCCAATTGATGATAGATTGTTAACGTACAATATTGACGTTGATACATTGCCACAAAATACACTTGATTCTGTTAATAGTATTATTAATCCACAACACAAAGGACCCGATGCTGGATTACCTACTGCGGCTGCAGGGCAACGATATTTAGTTATTGATAGCATAGGTGCTACTAACTCAGAATTTTCTCCTGCTTGGGGTGAGGTCATTGCAAATGCAAATGATATTATTGAACATGATGGTACAAAATGGAATGTAAGTTTTGATAGTCAGAATGAAGCAAATGTTCAATATGTTACTAACCTAACAACTAATGTACAATATAGATACACGGATGGTGTTTGGGTTAAATCATACGAAGGTTGGTATGCAGCCGGGGATTTCTCAGTAGTATTTTAAGCACACCGCTCATATGTGATAAATCAATGTATGAGTAAAAAAGAAAGTATATCAGCAGGCGTATTCTTCTACGCAAACAATACCAATAGATTTTTATTCCTTCTTCGCAATGAAGAAAGGGGTGTAAACATTTGGGGAATCCCTGGTGGTAAGTTAGAAAAAGAAGAAACATTATTTCAAGGCTTAGAACGTGAATGTATTGAGGAAATAAGCTATTTCCCTAGTGATGCTAAACTTATACCCATTCAGAAGTTTGTCAATAACGTATTCACTTATCATACATTCTTTTGTAAAATAGATGACGAATTTATTCCTAAACTAAATGAAGAACATTTGGGTTATTGTTGGGTAGATGTGCATCATTATCCAAAACCATTACATAGTGGATTATTCAATACAGTGAACTTTGATATAGTAAAAGATAAACTAGAAAGTCTCATAAAAAAAGCCGCATGAAGCGGCTTTTTTGTTATGCTTAACAGTATTAAGCGTTAGCGATTTTTACAGAAACTCCAACTGAGGCTGCATCAAATGTCCATGGAACACTTGAATCTGTAGCAAATTGTGTACCTGTGCCACGAGTTACTGTGCAACGACGGGCACCAATTTTTGTTACAAAATATGTTCCACCTGCACTGTCAGTAGCAGTAATAGTCATTTCACCTTCAGCACTTACTGCGCTAGATTTTAATGAGCAAAGTGCTGTACCGTCTGCTGTTTTAACTTTGAAACGTCTTGCACCGCGTTGTTTGATAATATCAGCAGGCTTACTTGTGCCACCGCTAGTTGTTTTAGCATAAGCAATGATTGCATTTTCTTGGTTAGTAGAACTTCTAACATTACCGGTATCGACTGTCAATGTAACTGTTGGTGCTCCGGCTGCTGTTCCGCCTGTGTTAGTACCAGCTGTAGACCATGATAATGTAGGTACTGCAATATAACCAGAACCTTTTTCTACAGTAGTAATAGCCTTAACACGATACTTTACAGTGGCTTGGTTATTACCGTCGCCGCCAATAATTTGATATGTAGTATTTGCTGTAGGAACTGTTGTAAATGAACCGCGATTTACTGGAACAATAGTTTGTACTTCACCTTGACCAGAACCAACTGCTGTAATGTTAGCAGTAACACCTGCAAGACCTGTCAATGTTGTTGCACCACCTGTTGTTGTAACATAACCGTTACCAGCTAAACCATTTGAAACTGTAATACTTTCAACTTCCCAAACTACTTCCGCAGTAGCTTGTACGCCAGTGGGTAATGTTGGGGCTGGAATTACTAATTGTGGTTGAGAATATGTGCTGTTGATAATTAAGCTACCTTTTTGTACTGCCAATGTATAATCAGCTAAACCCTCACCACCAATTTTATCATCAGTACCAGTTGTAGTACCGACGTTACGATTACCAAAATATTTTTGATTTAGTTTTGCCATTTTATTTTTCCTTTAAGTTATGGGCGTTCTAGGCCTATGCAGTGGCTTACTGCATAAACTCTCATTTAAGAGCGAACACTATTATTTATCTTATTATCCTAGGGGACTAGGTCCAACGCCAGCGCCGACCAATGACATAGTTATCAAATACTTGTTACCATTAGAATTATCACGTAAGTATAGTCCGTTCGAACCCGCCATCAATGTCCAATTACCCACTTCATTATTCATGTTCACATCACCTACATATAGATTTCTCCAATACGCATCCCAAGTTTGTGACACTTTAAATGTTAAGTTGTTGTCTGGTGTTGCGCCACCTAGACTAGCTCCAAGAATAGTAACAGTGTCACCCTGCGCATACCCTTTTCCTGGATTATTTACAATAACTGAATAAGCTATTCCACCAATAGCTTGTACAGTGATTACCTCAAATAGTGCTCCGGTCCCACTACCACTAGTTGAACTTTGTGATATGCGCCAGTAAGTACCGGCAGCATAAGAAATATTTCCTGCAGGAGTTCCCGCGATATCATATACATAATCAATACCACCGGCTTTGCCACCTAAGTTATTAGATAGTGACCCGCCGCCAAGAGCAGGATCTGTTGTCTTGGGTTTAAGATCACCGTGGGGATTAACAGTTACAGTTTGATAGCCAGCATTTATAATTGTAACTTGATTAATATCCTGAGAAATTTCAAACCCAGAACCAGGATTAGGTGGTATTGTTCCTGTTGTTACTGCTACTGCATTGGCAGCAGAAATAATCCAAAAACTAGTATCAGTGGTTGAAAAATATCCCGCTTGTGTTGTTCCGGTAATTGCGAATGAATCAACTTCATTAAAGCCTGAGTTACTAACACGCAAGCGTTTTAATGTACCCACAGCAGTAATATTAGATTGAGTATTACCTGTTACTATACCTGCATAGTTGGCAACGTTTGCTTGAGTAGCGTTAGCAACTGTACCAGCAAATGTAACCTCTGCTGGTATAGTACCAGCTAAGTTAGCTGCCGGTAGATTTGTTAAGTTGCCGCCTGTACCACTGAAATGTGTAGCAGATACTTTACCAGTTGCTTTATCAAATGTAAATGCTGAGTTACCTGCAAAAACATTACCATCATTAAACTGAACTTCAGTCGTATCTCCTCCCGGTCTTGTATCAGGAAGAACTATCCAAGATAAGTTTCCTGTACCATCTGTTTTAAGAATATAACCATCAACACCACCGGTAATCTTAACATTACCTACATTACCTAAGTTTGTTAATCTGTTTACTGTTATATTACCTGTTAAATTAATGTTACCCGACACGTTAGCTTCAACTAGTGTACCAACACTTGTAATATTTGGTTGACTACTTGCAACTACTGTTCCTGCATTAACTGCATAAGTTGCATTTGCAACAGTACCTGATACATTTGCACCAGGGATGCTTGTCAATCCAGCGGCGCTGCCATTAAATTGTGTTGCAGATACTACGCCGGTGGTTTTATTGAAAGTAAATGATCCGCTTCCTGCTAATGTACCGGCATCATTAAATTGTACTTGTGTGTTCAAACCCTGAGCATCTGATGGGCTTGCCCAACTTAATGTTCCTGTACCGTTAGTAGATAAGAAATATCCATTAGTTCCACCAGTAATATGTACATTCGCAATTGCACCTAAATTGACATTACCGTTAGCAGATAAGTCTGCTGTAGAAATATTTCCACTTGCTGTAATATTACCACTAGCTGTTATATTACCAGCAGCCATTGTTCTAGTTATAGTAGCATTATTACCTTGAATATTTCCACTGTTAGCAAACATACTACCCGCAGTAATTATATTACCAGTGATGTTAGCAAACCCTGATCCAGTGATGTTAGCAGACGTTAAATCTCCTGTATTAGCAAGTTTAGTAATTGTTAGGTTGTTTGCAGTGATGT